CGCAATGCGTGGCCGTAGGCGTGCCACTCACCGTGGGCAGCGTAGCCGAGGTCGGTATGGTGGTGCCATTGACACTGGTGGCCACCACGGTCGTGAATGAGCCGGCCGCTGGCGTCGTACCACCGAGGGCCGGCGGCGTCGCGGCGTTGGCCGTGGCAAGCGTGCCAAAGTTGGTACCGCTGGTCTTGGTGCACGTGATAACGAGGGTGCCGGCTGTCGTGCAGTCGCCGGATAGGTTGCCGTTCGTGATCGACGCGGCCCCGGAAAACATCACGAGGTTGCCGGATGCGGGCGTGCCAGTGGTCACGACGTTGCCAATGCCCGAGCCGGCACCGGCCGCGACGCAGGCTCCGTCGCCACGCAGGAACGTGGTCGAGTTGCACATGCCGGTCCACAGACTCACGACGCGCAACTGACTCAACTGCGCGAGCACGTAGGTCGCGATGTTGGAACTGCTGACCGAGGCGGGCGACCCGTTGGCCTGCTGTAGCGGGTAGATTTCCGTGCCAGACAGGGTGCTGATCTGTGGTAGGTTGCCTATCGGCGTCGGGATGATTTGCGCGTCGGCGACAATTGCCGCAAGTAACGCGAACAGAGCAAACCTAAATTTCAATGTACAACCCTCCAATCGTGATCGGCGAGCCTTGATTCGTAGCCAGCACGCCGAGCCGACCAGCGGCGGCGCCGCCCATCAATATGATCGTGTTGCCGTCCGTGCTCGTCACGACGATCTGACTAATCAATCCGCGCTGCGCGTTGATGCCGCCAATGCTTGCCTGCGCCGTCGCTACGTCCGGCACGAGTAGTGCTTGCGCCTCGAACTGCGCAACTAAGTATGAAGCCGGTGGGCGCTTGCCGAGGATGCCTTGCCAGTAAGGTACGCCGAGGCTGTTGTCATACCAACACTCGCCAAGGAACGTGCTCAGTGCCGTCGCCACATCCTGCGCAATTGAGTACGGCGCGGTGGCCACGGCGATGTTGCCCTGCGCATCGAGACACAGGTCGCCCGTGTCCCAATCGAGCAGCCACGTAAGGTGGTTAATCATAGGGTCATCGGCCCGGTGTCGATGGGCGTACCGCCGCCGGGCGCGTACAGATGGACGTGGCCGTTGACGGAGCCGTTTGGCACCGTTACGTCCGTAGTCGCATTCACGTTCGGCACCGTCAGTTTGGTCTGCATCGTCACATCACCATTGGTCTGCGTCACGGGACCAACGAGGTTGATCTGCGCGCCCTGCAACGTAATGGTGTTGGGGGAAAGCACCTTGATGCCGCTGCCGTTCGCCAGGATGTACTGCGTGATGGCTTGCGGGCTGCGTATGGAAAACAAGTAGACAAGATCCGAAATGTCATGCGTGCGTGCCGAGCCAGGACCGGATAAGCCGGATGATGCGATGACCGAGGAAATGTCGCGGTCACACACCACGGCTAGGCCGATGTCCCCTACAGCCGGATCGACGACAATCGCCGTGTTTCCAGCCTCAACTCGGCAAAACGGTGCGCCATAGGTCACGCCCAATGTCCACAACTTCCCAGACCCGTCCACTGTCTGCACCAACGGTTGCACGTCCACCGTGCCGATGGTCGGTGGTGTACCGGTGCCTGGGTGCACCGCGACCACCTTTACCGGAATCGCCGTGCGGATGTCCTTGATGAGCGAAAGGATCAATAGGTGGTCACGTAGCGCATCGGAGGCAACGTCCGACGGGGTGTAGTTCGGGACCGCGCTCATGTGCCCGCCGTCGCCAGCATGGCCGTCGTGAACCACGGCCCGCGGTCAACCATGGTGGTCAGCGAGTGCTGCACCTGCACCGCTTGCCACAGCCCATTTGCCTTGGTGAGTGCCGACCCCACTACGTTCACCAGCCGCCCGACCGTCAGGTTCTGGTTGAATACCGACGTCACGATGATGCCCTGCTCCCAATACTGCGGATACCCAACCATGCGTGGCGTCGTGCCCGGCCCTACCTGAATCGTCACGTCATCCGGCGAGCCGCCCGGCGGCCATATCCAGATGGTGGACCCTTCGAGCTTGAAGTTGAGCTTTGCGGCGCGCGCGACCTTCTCGATCTGGTCAATGGCCGACCCGTAAGTTGAAGGGTTGACGAGCACCGCGTGCGCAGCGCTCTGGTTGTTGAGCTGCAGGTTAGCGGCACTGCACAGCGAACCGATTAGTTGCTCTGCGTCTTGCGACCCAGCCTGAGACTGCGCAGCAATGGGCTCTGTCGCCTGATACAGCGGCGCGACAATCGCACTGAAACTGGAATCCGGGGAGTTCGTCAGGTCAATGTACGACTCCCAAATGAGTCCCTCCATGACCGTGGACAGTTCACCGCCCAGGTCACCGGCCTTGATCACCAACGTGGCTTGGTCGATGCCCACACCAGACCCGCCAATTGCCGTGGGTATGCGGGTGGAGTACTGGTTCATCTGAGCCAGCGACAAACCCCAGATGCGCACCTGTGCCTGCTGCCCTAAACGCCCCTGAAACGCCTGAATGCTCGCCACCGCTCGCAGCCCGCTGGCAGAAAAGCTGCCACTCTCGGCCCCGGAGAATGTGAACTCCAGGGTCTTTTCCGTGAGCGCCATCAGTTCGACTCATACACGAGGATGTAACGCGTACCGAGCCCCTCATAAGACGGGTCTTGGGTGCCCTGCGTGTCCACGAAGTAAAGCCAACCAACAAAGCCAAGATACGCGCGGCGCACGAGGCCAACACGATCGTTGCAGTAGTAGCCGGACAGAACTTGCGCGCCGTTGACCACGAGACTAATGAACAGTCCCGTTGCCAACTGCTGCAAGGTCACCTGACAGCTCTGCGTACCGAGCGTGGTCTTGAACGTTTGCGACGGCAGCGGCTGTACGGGCAACGTCTGCTGCGTCACCACGCATCTCCCGATGGTGGCATGCCACCGTTGCCGATGGTCATGAAGCTCTGCTGCAATCCGCCCGGCGTGAACTGCGGCAGCTCCACGGGCAACGGCACCGGGTTGGAGATCGCCGCTTGCTGCTGCACATCCGGCGCACCAGCCGACACTGAGCCGATATTCGTCGTAGCCCCGCCCTGTGGTGCAGTGGTCGGGGGAGACGTCACAACGACATTAGTCGAGCGCTCCTCAGTCCAATGCGTGTCGGCCCAAATCGTCACCGCACCGTGCGACGAGTCGCGCTTGTAGCCGAAGCCGCGCAGCACCATGTTCGGGTACGAGTCATTGGGCAACGAGATCGTGACGACTTGGGTGCCTTCGCGCAGCGCCTTCAGCGCGCCAAGGAAGGCCCCATAGGACATCGTCTTACCCTGACATGCGAGCAGCAACCGGATTGACACCGGCTGTTGAATGCGGTTGTAAGCCTCGAACTGACCACCCTCGATCGGGTGTGTGTTGATGCTGGAATCGGCGCTCACCTCCAGCTCAATCGCCGAATCAAATTCAATCGCCGTGTCGCTGTTCGAAAGCAAGATGCCGTAGCCGGGGAGCGAGCCCTGAGACCCAATATTCCCAGCGCTTGCTGAGGACGGCGGTTGCAGGGCCAGCCCGGCGTACAGCGCACTGCTTCCGAACACGGTGCCCGGCGGCAGACCGAGGGCCTGTGACAGCGCCAAGTTCTCTCCGACCATGGTCGCGCCAGCCGCAACCTGCGCGGGCGTCTGCAACCGGGCGAGCGACGGCACGCCGGGCAACGCCGGAACGTTGGGGTATTGAACGCTCACTGACTGCCACGCGAGGCCAGTGTGACCGTCTGCGTTGCCAAGGGTCCGAGCAACGGGTGCGTGTTCAACTCCTTGCTGAAGTCCTTGGCGATACCTGTCCCATCCGTGGCCTGCGTAACGATGTTACCAGTGCGGATGTGGATGTTGTTGTTGATCGAGCTTTGCACCGAGCCGAGGCTGGAGGCTGATAGCGCGGATTGTGCGGCGGCAACGCGCGCAGGGCCAGAGGAGTCGTAGACGATTTCAAAGTACCGCTGAAACGCGTCCGTCGCCCCGGCAAGGCTGTGCGCCTTGGACATCATCTCTATCGCCTTCTGAAACTGAGGCTCCGTGAACATGAACGAAAGCTGATCCCAGAACTGCTGGTCCGACGAGACGCCACTGGCGCCCATGCGGTAGCCGGTGGAACGGGCAAAACGCTCTTGTCGCGACGCGTCCCACTGACCAAGACCGAGGTGCCCCGCGTTCGACGCCAACGGGTTCATGCTGGACTCTTGTACGAGATTGCCAACGATTGCGGCGGCATCCCTCTGAGATAGCCCACGACCGGTTAGAAACTGCATCGCCGCCGCTCTCCTGCCAGCGGCTGTGCCGGATAGTGGCGTAGCGGGACCAAACCCAAGCGCGCCACTAACTTTGTTGGCCACACCACCGAAAAAGCTAGCGATGGTTCCCAAGTACCCAACCATGGTGTTGGTCAGGTCAAGCAGCTTGGTCAGCAACTCAACCACTGCCTGCATCAACCCTTGCTCGCCACCGTAAGCAGTCTCGGCCAGGATGTCTTTAGAGATCCCGAGTTTCCCGAGGATCTCCTGACTCTTGAGCGCCTCGGTCAGGGTGTTGCCGAGCGTGACCGACTTGCGGTCGCTGATCCACTTCTGAATGTCGGCCGGCGTGGTGTTGGGGTTCGTGGCGAGGGCGAACTCCGCGTCGTTCATCACCGGGCCAGTCAATGCGCGCAATGCGCCGAGGTTCTGAAACCCACGCGCTGCGGCCAGTGCATTGACCCGCGTAAACATGCCGCCAATGTCCACGCCGGTCGAGAAGTTGAACGGCACGCCGAGACGTGCCAGTGCTATGAGCTGTGGCGTCGCGTTGCCGGCGCCGATACCCATGCCAGTGATGGCCGTCTGCAAGCTCGAGATTCCGCCGGCAACCTCCATCGGGTTCGCCCCGACAGTCTTAGCCGCTTCGGCCCAGGACCACATGGCCGACGCGTCCATGTTGGTGAGCTGCGCCTGCCGGGCGATGGCGGCGTTGTTCGCCGTCATGACCTTGTTCAGATCCCACATCTCATAGCCGACCAAGCCGACGGCTGCGCCCAGCAATCTTGCCGGGGTGAGGAGCATCCCGAGGCTACGAGACATGGAGTTCAAAGGGCCGCTGAACTGCCCAGCGTTGTCGGCCAACCCGTGGAACGCTTCGCTAACCGACGAGAGGGCGTTGCGCGAGACCTTCGCCGCGCGCTTGGTGCGCAACTCAAACTCCTGAATCTTCTCCAGCGCGACCTTCTGGTCCTTGCTGAATTTGGCGGTGTCGATGCCTAGCTCAAGGAACAGGCTATCTATGATTGTTGGCATGCTTGCGCGCCTGGTACTCGTTGTGCTGCCGGACCGCGTCAATCTCGAACAACAGCCATAAATCCTCTAGGCCGTAGACCGTCTCCAGTTCGTGCAGCGTGGCGAGTCTTGCACCAATCACCGCTGCGACGACGGAGTTGACGTTCGCGGTCTTTACTTGCCAGCCGGGGGCGACGCCACCGGTGCCGAGGTCTGGGAAGCGGCCGGCACGAAAAAACCAAACAACAGCTTCAGCACCTCCCCTTTCAGCAACAGCCGCGTGCTGACGTCCTCGATGTCCTCATCAATCAACTTGCGCGTCAACCGTTGCTCAACGATCGTCACGCAGTCCATCAGCTCATCCGCGAGCTTGATGCCTTCCTCTGCCGGAAGCTTCACGACCTGACTGGCGATGGCATAGGCGGTTGGGCCGGCGCCGAGTTGCAGGATCTCCAGGGGGATCTCCACCCCCGCCTTCCCGAGACCGAGCACCACACGCATGATCCAGTGTTCGGTCTTGATGCAGGCCCATTCCTTGACGTGAAATGTCTTGCCCGCATCCCGGCCCTCGGTGACGGTGATGTCGATCTCTTTGAGCGCCATGGGCTACAGGCTCGTCGTCTGCCAGTTCGGGTTTGCGGTCATGGTGACCGACAGCGCCTCGGCCACCTTCTTCAGTGGAGGAAGCATCGGCAGCGACTCACAGTAGACGTCCTCAAGGTTGACGTCGAGGCCGAGCGATGGGGCGATGATCTTCATGCTGCCCGCAATGACATCCACCGCGGCGTCCTGCGCGGCCTTCCACGCGTAGAACACCGGGATGCTTGGGCTGTTCGCCTGGAACATCACGCGGATCTTCGTGAGGTTGAACACGTAGCCGCCGACAACGTCGCCATCCGCCCCCACGCGCGACTCGGTCAAGGTCTGCGCATCGGGCTCAAAGATGTCGTTCACATCGAAGCCCTGCAACGCCACCCCGGAACTGAACACTCCAGGGATGACGAGCACCAAGCTTGCATTGGCACTGGTAATTGAACCGGACATTGTGAATCTCCTACTGAATGACCAGTGACGGCATGGTGATCTTCTGCACGGACTCGCCGTCCTGATAGAGCAGAACGGTCGGCGGCGAGGCGCGCTTGGCCCGTACCGCCGGGGCGGTGCCGGCGGCATTCACGTACAGGTAGTACCCCTGCGCGGTGATGGTGGCCGAAACGTCGGAGCCGGTGAGGTTTGTAATCTGCTGAACCTGTGCGGGTGACATGGTCACACCCTTGCGGATGGCACCGAAGGCCAACGCCTGTTGAATGGCGCCACCGCACCACCCGGCAATGATCGCGTCACCATCGCTGTTGTACGGCACCTGCCCGGACGAGCGCAGCCCGGTTATGATGCCTAGTTGCAGATTGGCATTTAGCCAAATCTGGTTCACATACGTGTCAGCCCACAGCCAGATGCCGCTCGTGGACCCCGGCGTCAGCCAGTTGGCATTGTTCGCGGGGTTGTTCGAGCCGAATGAACCATACACGTTATACCCGTTGGAAATCACGTTCGCATACGTGGTGTTGTCGGTCACACTCGGTGCGAGGCCCGACTGTGAAATGAAGTCCAGGTTCACGCGACCGTTGAGAGCGGAGAAGTTGAGGGATGCCGCCCAGCTCATCACAAGGGCCATGTGCGAGGCCGTGCCGTACACCGGGATGGTGCCAACAATGGAGTTGGCCGCGAGCCATCCGCCAAACGAGGCTGGGTTGTTCAGCGTCAGGTCAGCGACGTCAGTGTCCCATGACACATAAGCGTAGCGCGGCGCGTTGACATTCGACCACGTCGCGAATGCCTCACGCTCACTCAGCGTCGCGGCCCACGTGGTGCCGAACGTCGCCCAATTCTGGAAGTTCGCCGTGAGCCAGTTCATCTGCGTGGCGGGCACGGCCGCGTTCGCGCCCTGCGACAGTGTGCCGCCGTTTGCCGCCGCAAGGCCCACACTGGCGGCGAGGGTACCGGTGCAATACGTGATGCTCTCGGCGGCTCCCGTGGCAGTGGACGTGATCAGGAACGCCTGGTGGAGCGCGTCGTAGACGATGTTGAACGTCGGAGAAGTGAACGCGGCGAGCATCGCGGCAGCAGCGGCCGAGAAACTCCCCACCGCCGTAAGGTTGATGGTGGAGCTGGTGAACACCGTACCGGCGACGTTGATGGACAAAGTACCGGGCGAAAGGGCGTTCAGCGCCGCCAGTGTCGGGGGCGTGCTCGCGGCGCCGAGCAGCCACCCAGGCACCGCGGCTTCCGCATAGCCGAGGAAGTAGAGCATTCCGGGCGTGATCAGATTGCCGGTCAGGTTGTCCGGCCCTTGGAAGTAGCCGGCGGCGATGACGGCTTCTGGGCTGGCGGAGCCGAAATACGCAGCGACGGCCGCCGAGGTGGCAAAGCCGAGCACCTGATTTTGCGGCGCATAGATGCTCTGCGTGAGCACCACCGCGTTCAGGTCGACGGCGTTCCCGCCGGCAGAAATGACACCGGGAACGATGCTGACAACTGAGTTGAAGGGAATAGTAGACATTCAAATCTCTCCGTGTTCGTTCATGCCGGCACAATGGAGTCGGCGGTGACCACGTCGCTGTCGGCGGGCCATGTCGAGACGTATGATGAAAAGTAAACCCGTACAGGTACCCCAACCACATCGACGTTGAGCGCCGCATCCGTAGACAAGATCAGAGTAGGTTGGTAGTCAAGGACCAAGGTGATGGCCCACCGTGAAACCCACTGGTTTTCACCACCGATGATGGGAAGTTGACGGCGGTCCTCGCTGTACAGTGGTTTGATGCCTTTTGGCATCGCATACCATGCGATCTTGTCGCGCCAGAGCAGCTCGGTGGCCATCGCCCACGATTCCGACAGTGGGTTGGTCGGCGGGTTGGTTTCCGCACTGTAGAAATCAACCTGTAGCGAATACTCAAAGTCCGCAGTCACGAGCGCTTCAAACGTGACCTCTCCACTATCCACCGTGTCATTGCTGTTGGCCAACACGTTACTATCCACCGTCCATCCCTGATTCGTCTCAATCAAGGCGTCAACGTTGGTGCCGACACGGCGCGGGGCGCCCACAGTCGTCATCACTGCGCAACTCACATTCGGCATCGCCACGCGGTTCTGCTGCCCGCGAATGATGGGCGTGCCGGTCGGGAGAACCATCTTGAGTATGTCGGCCACTGCCGCATACACATCGTTGTCGGAAATATCCAGTGCCATGGGGGATCAACCAGCGGGTCTCGTGGAGTCGGCCGGCACGCTGCTGTCGGCAGTCCACGAAATGTTCATGTCGTTCTGTAACTGCACCGTCACGCGGCACCAGCAATCCCACTGCTCATCCACGAGCACCACCAGCCACGTGCGCTGAGGACCGCTCGGCGTCTCGGGGAATTGCAGGAGGTCACCGCCCGTACCATCCGGGCGCACGGCCGAGGCCACGGCGCCGCGCAGGTATACAGCGCGGAGCACGCCCTGGATATTGAGTTGCTCCATGTGGGAAAGTCGGTCGGTCGGCAGCGGTTGTACCTGCCCCCACACCGTCTTTGGCGCCGCGTAGTTCGGTACGGACAAGCCCGTGTTGTCAGTGATGTACCCTTGAGAGGCCAGCCACGTGAGCTGCCCATTACGATTGACCGCATTGATCGAACCGCACACGAGACCATGCAGGTTCATGGCGTCTTGCCGCCGGAGAACTCAGAGCCAGAGGGGCCGACGCCATAGGAGATATGGGCAACCAGGGCACCCGTATCGTTCAGTGGCACGGTGAGCGTGTTCGGAATGCCCTTGCTCCCAAAACGAGGGTTGGTCTTGCGGGCGCGACGCACACGGGCCGCGATGGTCGTGGGCTTCAACGGCGGCGGGATGCGGTTGGCAATCGTCTGCACCACATCCGTCGCCGCCAGCACGCCGACTGCGTCAAGCAAGTCATTGAGGCCCATGCGCCGCTTCACCACGGCCTGCGCCCCCTTGGCCAATTGCTCGCCCCACTCGTCACGCTTCGCGTTGCGCGTGGAGCGTAGGAACGAGCGCTGCGGAATGTTTACCTCGGGCGCCCCGAACTCATGAATGGTGGCGACGTACGCGATGCTGGTCCCGTCCGGGTAAGTCTTGCCGGCCGGTATTCCAACCTTTGCCACCGCGCCGCCAAACAGCTTCGCGCGCGAGGATAGCGCGGCGGCGATCTTGGCCATGTCCAACTTGTTCTTGGCCATAGTCACCACCGAGCGTAGGCATACGGAGCTAAACGCCCCACTCGCAGTTCGAGCCCGGCTGTACCGTGAGCGTGAACCCACCACTCGACTGCCCAGAAATTGTAATCGTGATCGGTCCGGCGGCAGCGCCCGGCGACAGCATCAGCGCGAAGTTCGCCACGTACGCAGTGTTGGCGGCTGTGGTCGTCAATGCCGGCGTCACCACCGTCTGCGTGGTGGTGGTGATGGTGTAGTAACCGGGGGCGACGTAGGTACCACCTGAGTAGCTCGACACCACCCACAAGGCCGTCGGCGCGTTGTTCATCTGCACCGCGAAACTCGGTGTCGCGCCCGTGTTGCTTTCCTGCCAAATAATCTTGCACTCACCACGCACAACCGGCGCCCCGACGGCAATGGCTGGCAACGTCATAATCGTAGTCTGCCCGGCGGTTGCGTTGGTGTACGCAGCCGTCAACATATTGGTCGCGCACGGCATGCCTGAGTCCGTCGCCACCTGCCCGCTTGAGTTCATCGCCAGGATGGACAGGCAATTGCCGGTCTGCGGCGCGTACGCACCGGTCGTGCCGAAGCGTAGCAGCCCGGCGGGCACCTGCGCATCGGACGGAACGCTTGCGAGCGCGAGGACGGCCAGCACTGCGCCAAGTAGAAAACTGGAATGCTTCTTCATCATTGCTCTCTCTATGTTCGGAAAATCAGGGTGGAACCAGCCCAAAACGGCCACTCGGAATGTAAGGCCCAACGCTCGCAGCAATCTGCAACAGCGCAAGCAGCATGCGCCCGTACGGCGGCGACGCAAGCAACATCGACGAAAAAGCTGAGTTGCCAATATCCGGCAACTGGAACGTTGCACTGACACTACCCTCGGTCGCGCTCGAGACCGCGCCCGGTGCCTCGCCGTTCTGCCCTGGTGCCGACGCCGGGCTGAACAGTTGGTACGCCACCACGGCGCCCATGAGGTCTGCTGCCTGCTGCGTCTGCGCAGGGCTCATGCCCCAGCACGTCTGGCACTGGTTCACCCAATTGGCGCCCATGTTCCACGCGAACTGCAACGTTGCGATGGGGTAGTCCGTCGTGTCCGCGAACTTCGGGAACTGCGCGCGAAAGGCCGGGTCGTTGTAGTACGGGGCACAGTTCGTATTCCAGTTGCCACTCGGCGCCGAGTAGACCGGCAAGAGCCATTGCAGGTCGAGCACGATCTCTGGGTTGAGCGTGTTGCAAAACACCGTGATCAGGTACGTGACGGCGTCCACCGTCGGCGCCACCGGCACGAGCACTTGTGTGTTGCCGGCGTTGAGTGTCGCGGCGCCGTTCAAGATGGCGTCCGGCGTCGGATCGGTACCGCGAAACACGGTCACCGTTACGGTCGGCGTACCGGTAAGGGAGTTGCCTCCGGTCAGTCCCGCGCTCATGTCGAACGTGAGAATGTTCTTTGCGCCCGGCGGCAGATTGTTGAAACACTGCAGCATCAGGGCTCCAGATAAGCGGTGAACGGCAACGCGGGAAATTCAGCGACCAGGCCGGGCATGAGGATCGCATCTTTCGGCGCCGCCAGCACGGCCACGTAAAACGGGTTGGAGGTGTAGGTCGCCAGTCCAGCGGCGGACACTACGTCTGGGCCTTCAGTAATGGCGCCCGAACCCACCGACGAACTGTCCGCAACACCAACACCAGCCGCAATGTCTGGGGACTCGATAACCGCCGCTATGTCCGTGACCGATACCGAGCCGTCGGCCGTGACAGCGTCTGCACCTTCGACAATCGCCGCACTGCCGGACACGCTAACAGTGCCGGAAGCCGTCACCACATCGCCAGCTTCGACAAGCGCGGCAGCGCCGGCAACAGCAGTGCCGCCAGTGGCAGCTACGACATCCGACGATTCAAGGATCGCACCGGCACCGACGACGCCAACACTACCCGAGGCGTTGACGACGTCACCGGCCTCGGCAAGCGCGGCAGCGCCGGACACGCTAACAGTGCCAGAGGCCGTCACTACATCCCCGGCCTCGGCAAGCGCGGCAGCGCCGGACACGCTAACAGTGCCAGAGGCCGTCACCACATCGCCAGCTTCGGCAAGCGCCGCACTGCCGGACACGCCGACAGTACCCGCACCGGAGGCCACGTCTGCGCCTTCGGCAAGCGCCGCACTGCCGGACACGCCGACGGTGCCGGAAGCCGTCACTACATCACCGGCCTCGGCCAAAGCCGCCGCCCCGGAGACCCCAACGCCACCGGTTGCGGCTACGACATCGGACGCCTCAACGATCGTCGCGACGCCACCATCATCACCAATGTAGGTGATCCACGGAAGGTCGCTGC